TCTGAGCTACATTCTGTAACTTAGGCATTATGTCTGATATTCCTCTTGGTCTTGGTGCTGGCACTCTAAATACTTCTATAGTATAGTTATTTAGATGGCTTATAGGGGAAAATACTATCCATCATTTCCCAAAAAGTATAAAGGTGATCCTACAAATATAATTTATAGGTCACTATGGGAAAGAAAGTTTATGGTGTATTGTGATAAAAATGAAAAAATTCTTGAATGGGGTAGTGAGGAAATTGCACTTCCATATATTTCACCACATGATAGTCGAGTTCATCGTTACTTCCCAGATTTTTATATAAAAGTTCAAGAAAATACAGGTAGAATAAAAAGGTACTTGATTGAAGTGAAACCACTCAAACAAACAACAAAACCAAAAAAACCAAAAAGACAAACAAAGGGTTACATTCGTGAAGCATTTGAGTATGCTAGAAATCAAGCAAAATGGAAAGCAGCAAGAGAGTTTTGTGCTGATCGAATGTGGGAATTTAAAGTAATAACAGAAAAAGAGTTAGACATATGAGTCGTTTAGATTCCATAATGAAAAATTTTGTTGGTACAGAAAGTGCTGATGATTTAGCAACTGATATACTAGGTGTATTAACTGAAGGAAGTAACGTACCTCAAGCAGGTAATTTTTATGTTTTTGTGTATCAAGCAAAAACACCAGGTATCGCATATGACTCACACCCTCTTGTTGCAGTGACTGATGTATTTTCTTGGGGATTTCGTGGACTTAACTATCACTGGGGTGAAATGAGACAATATACTTTTCCAGAAGTGGTTGGTGGACTATATCAAGTAGATGAAATGGAGTTGAGAGATTTAAGAACCCTACCTTTTGTCAAAATCGTGCTAAATAGTTAAAAATTTAAGTAGGTCGATGAACGCTGGCGGTATTAGTGAAAAAGGAAGAGAACTAGCTGCAAAAAACAGAGAGGAGTTTAAGAGAAAAAAATTTGGTAGAAAATTTGGGGGAAGTGGTAGAAAATTTCTTAAATATCCGATTGAGAACTCAATGGGTGAGAAAACAGGAGATCGTTTATTAATAAAATGTGTACAATTTGAACCTCCAACTGGAGGATCTGGTACAACAATAATAACAGAAAATTTATTTAAGTATGACGAAAATGGTAATTATGCAGGTATCCTTGGGAAAGGTGATACAGCATTTAATGAGAAGGGTGAAAAGATAGTTGGTGGAGAAGATAAAATAAAATTAGGTTTTGAGACCACTGATGCTAATTCAAGACTTAGTAAAGATATGAATTTCAGAACAATATATATGGTTGAACTTCCAATACCTCAAGATATCACCGATTCAAATTCTGTAACTTGGGGTGAGGATCGTATGAACGTGTTAGAACTTGCTGCACTCAATGTTGCACAAACAGCTATGACAGGTAATCTTGGTGAAAATATCGTACAAACAGCAGAAGCAGCAGTTACTATGTTAAACACTGGTGTTGAAATTCCAGGATTGACAGCAGATACTCAAGCTGCAGTAAGGGCAGCATTGTCTGGTGCTGCAATAGGAGCTCTTGGTTCTAATGTAAGTGCCCGAAGTGTTATCTCACGTTCTACTGGTCAAATATTAAATAATAATCTTGAATTACTATTTCAAGGTGTTAACTTAAGAAGTTTTCCATTTAGTATTACTTTTTCACCTCGTGGTCCTGAAGAATCAGCAGTCGTTAAAGATATTATAAGAAGTTTTAAAATGTCGATGGCTCCAAAGGCAGGTGAAATTGATGGAAGTGTATCTCTAGGAATGTTTCTAAAATCACCAGATGTTTTTCAATTGAGGTATATGAAAGATGATGTCGATCATCCATTCTTAAATGCATTCAAACTATGTGCTTTGACAGGTATGTCAGTTAATTATACAAACGCAGGAACATATGCCACATATGAAGATGGAACACCAGTAAATATACGAATGAATTTAACATTTAAAGAATTAAATCCAATATATCATGAAGATTATACACAAGCAGCAGCAGGAATGGGAGTTGGATACTAATGGGATATTTTAGAGAATTACCAAATATATTATATCAATCACCACTACTCGATAAAAACTCGTCAAGAGATTATATCGTAATTAAAAATATTTTTCGTAGAGCAAAATTACTTGATTATCTGACTGGATCCGCTACTGCACTAAATCAATATACAATTGGTGATGGAGAAAGACCCGATACAATAGCAGAAAATCTTTATGGGGACGCAAGATTGGATTATGTTGTTGTATTAATCGCAGGTATAACTAATATCCATCATGAATGGCCACTTCAAGATTATCAAGTATATGATTATGCGTTACAAAAGTACGGATCTGAATCTGAAATGCTGTCCACTCATCATTACGAAACATTTGAAATCAGAGATAATCTAGATCGTCAAATCTTACCACCAAAATTAATTGTAGACGAAGAATTTAAGATTTACGGGTCAAGATCAAAATATCCTAGTGACACAAGATATACGTTAAGAGCACAAACAGGTTATAGACAACTAGATGATAAGGATGAATATACTGTTAAAACTGACAATATTGCTCATGCTGTATCGAATATTGAATATGAAACTGAAGAAAATAATAAACGAAGAGAAATTGATATATTAAAAAATGGTTATTTGCAAACTTTCTTAAATGATTTAAGAGATGTTGTTAGATATGATAAAAATTCTTCATATATTACCTCATCATTAGTTTCAACAGAAAATACTGAAACTGTAAATCCATAAAAAAAGGGGGTCGTTGACCCCCATATGATTATTCTTCTGCAAGTTTTGCAAAATAGGATAATGCATCATCATCATCTTCTGCAGCATCAGGAGTTGGTTTTGATACAGCAGCAGTCACTAATTCTTCTGCTTCTCCACGATCTGTGTCCTCTTCCTCAAATTGTGGTGCAGCGGACTTCTTATTTCCAAGAACATAATCTAGACGAGTTTTTAACTCATCATATGTCTTGAACTGATCTGGTGCAACAATCTCAGCAAGTGAGAACTGTTTTTTCCAGAGTGATTCCATTGCATCATCATCACTAAGTAAAGGACTTGGTGCTGCAAATTCAGAACTATCATAGTTTCTGTAACCTGCAACGTTCTTTGCTTTTAACTTAAAGTTTGCACCTTGCCAAAAATCAAATGGATCAATTGCTTCCTCATCCTCAAACTCAGGTTGCATTGCTGCAGTAAGTTTGTCAAAGATTTTCTTTCCATACTTGTATAGAAATACTTTACCTTCGTTCTCAGGATTTGTAGGATCTTTCACAACATAGATGTTACTAACATAAGTTAACTTACGCTTCTGCTTTCTTGCTGTTTCTTTTCCTGCGTCAGTACCGTTGTTCCAGAGTAATGAGTTATACTCAGAAACAGGGTCTTTTTGTCCAAGTGTAGTGAGTGAGTTCTCAATGAACCATCCACCAGGACCTTGGAATGCGTGTGAATATAGTTTTACAAATGGTAAATCTTCACCTTCGGGTGCAGGTAGGAATCTGATAACAGCATAACCGTTACCTCCTTTGTCTACATCTAGCTTCCAGATACGGTCATCAGCGTTACCGCCCGTGTTGTTCATCTTCTCGACTTCTTTAACTAGTTTTGCTGTTAAAGAGCCAAGTTTAGACTGCTTTTTAAGGTCTTTAAAAGACATTTGGATACCTCGGATAAATTGGATATTTTGGATAATTAGATTATAACAGATTAATAATCAAGTGTCAAGTTGGGTTCTCATATTATTAATGGTATTTGACATACCAGAGAATAATAATGACATATCAGTGCCTTCTGGGAAACCCATCAGTTCAACTGATTTTTGTAAATGTCTCTTGAGATCAACTGCTTCTGGATCATCAGAAAGACTAATGCGAGTATACATTAGTTTTTGTTTCTCTAATAATTCAGTAAGTTTTTCAATGTGGTCAACTTTATCTTCACGACTAAAAGTTCCAAACTTCATTGCATTCTTGTAAATAGACAATTGCAAGTCATTTATCTCTTGTAGTTCTTCACGAACTATTTCTGAATTAAAAAATTCACTCATTTTTTAAAGTTGATACACTACTATTTAGTGAATCATTTGCACAGTTGTACAAGTTGACTCCAAGATGTATTGCAGTTTTCACCTATGTATGCCTTATGTGGCATACAAGAAT